GTGATTGTTGAAGATGCCCAAGTGGTATCTGCAGCATCAAGAACAATTACGTTGTTAGCTGAGTCATAGGTTGCTGTCTTTGAAGCAAGTGTGTTTCCACCAGCAGTATATCCAGTACCAGAAACTTCGTATGTAGATACGTCGTTAAGGTAATCATGGGCATCCTGATCAGGTGTATAAGATGATGAAAGTAGGGCAACCTTGATTGTATCAGTGTCGAAATCTACTTCCTTGTTAAGTGCCTTAAGGAGAAAGTTACCGTATAATTTTGATGGCATTATTTATCCTCCTTATGACGCAGTCTTCTCAAGAATTGCAAAGCCTTCAGCTCTTGCAACTTCAAATGCACGACGTGCACGAACCTTGAGTAGAACGCCATCTGTATCGAATTTAGCATCTTTAGAAACCATTGACTCAATACCAGCACGAACACCATTGATCATAAGATCAGTGTTTCCTACGATAACAAGTGCGTTTCCTGATGGTGCAGCAGATGCTGCTGTTGATGTCATTGCACCTGTTGAAACGGTTACTGGGTATCCGAATAATGTGCCTGTTGTAGTTCCTAGTGGATCTGTAAGAATTGGGCGATTGTTTGTATCAACCAATCCACGAAGAGTTGCTAAGAATGATGGGTGAATAATAAATCCTGTCTTTGATGGATCAAAGTATGCACTCTGCTCAATCTTAGATAGAAGGCTGTTAAGTTGAGCAAATGTTGCTGCTCCAGCTGTCTTTATTAAGTTTGCTCCATCTGAACCAGGAGATACTGCACGATATACAGATGTATATGGTGCTGCGTCTGTTCCTGCTGATGCAACTGTAACACCTAGTGCTGCGTTGTCAAACTTCTTTGCCCAGTTGGTTGCCCACTGAGTCTTGTATGTGTTTAGTACATCTAGGAATGAATCGTTCATATCTTCTTCTGAGATGTGCATAATCTTTGCCCATTTACGAGCTGTTAGGGTGATATCATCGACTGTTACATCTGCCTCACCAATTGTTGCGCCTTCTGCGTATACGTTTGGAGCATCGCCAACAAAGCGTGGAACACGCTTTACTGATGTTGACATTGGCTCACGACGAGCAAGCTTTTCAACTGCAGAGTTCTGTAGTGCTGCTTGTACGACATTTGAGCTGTGCTCTTCAACGATATAACCATTGGCGACTGTTAATTCTGTTCTTGCCATAGTAGTTTTATCCTTTTCTTATTAGTTAGATTTTGTTTGCTTGTGATTAAAATATTCGTCCGAATATATTAGATTCGCAAGCCTAAACGTCCATCTAGCTTGCATAATCTAAGTATACCGTATTTTAATTACCTAGTACATACTTTGCTTGTAGTTCTGAGGCAGAAAGAGGTGTATCGACATGTGAAGATACTCCAGAATCTGCTCTGCCACCAACAATTTTCTTTGGATTAAATAACTCTGGGAAATCATTTCTGAGGTCATTTAGTTGTAAATCCAGGCCATTAATTTCAAAATCGTCAGTTAATTCTATTTCTGATGTTTTGATATATTTTAGAAGTTTGTCAGCATTAGGGACTCCATTTTCATGTAGAGATCTAATTATCTTGTCATTCTTCAATTTAGTTTGAATAAGGTTAGCTTTTTCTCTAGTAGTAGCAATTTCTTGTTCTACCGCTTCCTTTTCCATTCTAAAACGTTTTGCATCATTTTTTGCTCGTTCTAATGCAGCTAATACTGCTGTTGGATCTTTGATCTCTGTAAAAGTACCTTCTACGAGTTCTGTGTTTTCCATTTTATCTCCTAATCGTCCAATTAAGGATTATTCTTCCCAGGAACCTGTTTCCTGGTTTAAAGCATTTGCTCTTTCTGCTGCTTGATTTTTCATAGCATAATTGTATGAATTTACAACCTCAGATGTTGGAACAGGTGGTGCTCCAAGCTGTGCTTGTGATTCTTCAACAATTGCTTCTGCAATTTCTGGGTCATATCCAGCCTCAAGAAGAATCTGATAGAGTCCTACTCCAACTGACTTCTTACGAACTGCTATATCCCAATTATCTAATGAGTCAATTGACTCTGCGTTCTCCCATTTGATTTCAACATCATTAGGAAGTCCTTCTACCTTAAACATAAACTTAATCAAGTACACGAAGTGCTTGACCTGATGGAAGTGATGCTCCTCTCATAAAGTAATGTGTTGGTGTATTTGTAATAGATGCCATTGCATTTACATACTCAATAACTGGGTTTGTAAATGTTCCTGGGTCTGCTGCTGGGAACTGTCCAACTGAAGATACACCTTGTAGATACCAAAGTTCTCCTGGACCATTTCCTAATGCAGCTAGATTCTCTCTTGCTGTATCGTCATCTGAGAAGTCATCAAATTCATTTGAATTTCCTCCAGTTGCTAATGCATAACGTTGTGGAGCACCCTGATAATCAACAGTCAGCATGTGAGTTGATATCAGCTTGTTTATGGCATCTTGTGGGCCAAAAGCATCTGCATGCTCTGGACGACCAAATGGCTTATGTGTGCGGAAGTGGAACACAGGAATTTCTCCCCATGGATTTGGAATTGTTTCTAGTGGAGTTACGCCTAATTGATGTGTAACAAGGTCGATATCTCCCATTCCCATATACTTCTCAATACGATCTGGGTAGTACATGTTTAAATAAAGAATCTTTTGATTCTCATTTACTACCTGCCATAGTTTAGCCGCAAATTCTTTCTTGCGAGGGTTCTCTTGGCTGTAAACAACGCATGTTGTCATTGGTGAATTATAATCAATTGCCAATGTGCCATCTTCATCTGGCCAAACAATAGCGTATGAATCACCATAAATAAGTGCATTGCGGTGAATTTCATTAATGTCTAGCTTAATATCTGACTGTTCCCACATTGTGTCAACAAAATCTGCTGCTTCTTGGCTTGCAACCAAAATATTGTTAATCTCAAGACGGTTAAGTACAGAATCTACAACAGTTTTTGAAAAGTTAAATCTAAAATCACTGCCCTCATAGCGAAACATCTTAAACCATCGCTGATTTGCAAAGACTTCTCCGTTAACACCTTCATAGTAGGCTTCAGATTGCTTATAGCCTTCTCTTTTGGTGATGATTTGTTCGAGGGCTACTCTAATATCTCTCATTTTATCTCCTTAAGTAATTTAATTGTCGTGCAACTAGCTTTGGCGCCTTATTATCTAAGAAGTATAGTACACCAGAGACAACAGCATCGAGTACGTCGTCATGTGAAACCTTTGGAAAGGAATACATTTGTTCTTCAAGTACAGGAAAGTGAGATGTGTGTCTAACTAGTCCCTGTTGGTAGAAGTTTAAAGCTTTTCCAGCACGAATTTGCTTAGATACAGACTGCTTAATAGATCTATATCTTACTGGAATGTCTTTAAATACATCCTGCCATAAGTCTCCGCCTTGGTTAGTTTCAACATATATGACACCTGGATCATAAATGTCTACAAGACCTGCGACTCTTTCTGCCAATTCAGAGGGAGATACTTTCAGCTGAAAAGCATCTCTCACATAAATATGGTCATCTTCTCCTCTGCTCAATACGGCTATACCCGTATAGTCAGAAACCTTATTCTTTGTTACCGCTGGGTCAATTGATATGATTGTATTTCCATACCACTCAATATCCTCTACAATAACATCTTCGTATGTCCAGAAATTACCATCGCTATTTACTGGCCTATTCATATAGTTCTTGGCAAAGTCACGTAGGTGACGCTGGCTTTGAAGCCACTCTATAGACCACTTCTCAGGCCATACAGAGCGTTCTGAGCCATCTTCATTGGTCATAATGGCTGGGTAGTAATGGACATTCACATTCTGGTCTGTAACCCACTGCAGGGCTTGATCACGATCACCCTGAGCATGCTTACGGAACTGGTCCATCATAGAGTTAGGCATAGTAGTAGTGCCTATAATAATCATTCTAGCATAAATATTCATAGGGGCAATATCATCAAAGACTGTATTCATCTGACGACCTGCCTGATACTCAGAGTAATTCTTTTCACCCTTTTCAATATCGTCAAGGATAATAAGATCAGGGCGGGTGCCAAAGACCTTCTTACCTAGAGAGTTAGTGTCAATGCCATTAGCATCAAATATAAAGCCGTTGCCTTGAATAATACGCCAAGAATTAGAGGCCAATGATCTACCAGTGCTTCCGACGATTTTAGAAGTACATAGCTCTGGATAGTCTGCTCGTAGATACTCATTTGTCTCCAATTCATTCTTAAAAGTCATTAAGTGAGTTTCGGCCTGAGAAGCAGCATCTGAGAATGCAGCCGCAAATTTAATGTGACCATGAGCGGCGGCCCACATAGGAAGAATTAAGAAGATCCATGTAGACTTGCCACATTCTCTAGGTGCAATAAATGCATCTCTACCTTGTTTAGGCTCTGTGGCCTTATTGATCCATGTCTTCCCATATTCAGCAAGATTCCAGTGAAATTCCGAAAGAGTGATCTCGCCGTGAGAATTTTGCAAATGTTCTGGCAAATAGAGCAAAGCAAATAACATAGGATCAAATTTAGTAAGTTCTCGCCTACCTTCAGGAATAGATAGCAATTCTGGATTAATGTCTTTCAAATGTGTTTTAAGATCCATTTGTTATCTCCCCTTTCTGTTTTGACCTTATATTAATTTTACTGTCCAAATTTTTTTACTAGTCCAAATAAATAATAAAAAACTTATTATATGTTTTGGGTGGTGTCTATATGTACTAATGTATTTTTTATAGACTCATTACGCATCTTGGCTTCATTAAGCATATCTACGATTGCTAGATCTGTGCCATCTTTAGATCTATTCTCATTGATATTAGTAGACTTACCTTCTATTAGATTAATCGTTTGTATAGCTTTATGTAAAGCATTTGATAGTTTAGATATATCATCTGATGCAAGTGTATCTTCATATAGTGCTTCTACTGTTCTATCTATTACTGCCTGTGCCGCCAATACTTTCTCTCTATCTGTATAGAATATGTGCAAGTTCTTGCTCATAACAGCCAATGTGTTGGCTGTAGGCATATCAAGGTTTCTTTGTACATAGAATTTCTTAGCGGTATGATATGACTTAGGATACCCCATATACCTCATAGCAGGGCCTATGCCCATTTCATTAGCACATTCTATAAATTCGCTTACTTGTTCTTCTGTAAATACTGGATATCCCATTATATTCCTCCTATTGTCGACATATCGCTATATG